GAAATTCTCTGAGGGTAAAACGTGTAACAAATAAGGCATACTAGCATGTACGTATGACGGTATACTATAGTATATTTTGATTGTAAGAATTAGAAAGAAGTAAAGACAAGACAATCAGAGGAGGAGAAAAGCGGGTAAGTGTCGCCAGTGACCGAGACTTACGCTGACCTGCGGGCTTCTGCAACACTTTTCGGTGTATTGACAAATACCCGTCGTTTTGTCTCATTCGCGTACTACAAAATCCTACTGTAACAAAATCCGCTGATACTCCAAAACCGAAAGCTACGTTGGAGCAACGTAGCGATGGTGGCCAGTCGCTAACATACGGCCTGCGCGCCATGTTTGTCACGTCAACACTCTGCCGCAAACATCCAGGTCTGATTTGGCAAGGTAACGCTCCGCCATACTAGTTTAGGCTGGGGCGGAAGAGCGTGAGAAAGTAGAGACAAGACAGGATTGGGGCATAGTGTTGCAAGTGCTGCGAGTTCCTAGGCGATTCTAGACACTATCTTGGCATGGGGTGTGGCTAGGGTATGGCATGGGATGGTGTGATTGATGGGTTCGTATGGGGTCTGGTAGCGGATAAGAAGGTATGGATATGTAGATGGAGGGAGGGGACCGAAGTTGAGTTCGCGTTTATTGTGGGACTCCGGCGCGCATAGGGCACCCCTCCCGTTCCTCGCTGTGGATTTCAGAACACTGAGTGATACACCCGATAGGGCCAGTCCAACTCTTGTAATCGCCATCCCCCACGGCAGTCTCTCAGCATGTCCTTCGCCCTCGTCCGCAGTAAAGGCCCCATCAGAGGTGACGGCCACGTCATCGACGCCAAGGCCCTCCGCAAAGCCATCCCCACCGCGCACCTACTCGCCGCGCAGATCGAAGCCGCACTGTCCGGCCAAGTCCGCCAGATCGATCTGGCCACGGGGGAGGACATCGGCCCTGCGCGACCCATCCGCCCCGAAGATCAGTTGAAGCTACAACAATACCTTCTGGACAAACGTCTCCCAGCCGCTAAGGCGGAAGAAGTCGAGGAAGGGCCGAAGGCAGACCTCGACAAGATCACGCTGTCACCAGAAGAGATCAAGCGTATGCCTCTCAGCGAATTGGGGCGCGTTATCGAAGCGACATACGAAGTCAAGAACGAGACCAATGAACCCCAACCAACAGATCCGTGAGATGTACGCGGCGGCTGCCGCGACTCAACTGAAGGCACGGACCTCGACCCTTGCGCAGATCGAATCCCTGGAACCGAACTGGATCACGGGCGGGGTCCACAAGGAAATCTGTATGCACTTGGACGGGGTCATCACCCTCGTCGAGCGAGGGGAGAAAGATCCGGGTTCATCCTCGGGCGGCCCGCGACTGATCCTTCAGACGCCACCGGGTATCGGTAAGACACTGATGTCGGGCGTCCATCTTATCTCTCACGCCATGGGCAGACACCCAGAGTGGGACTTTATCTACGCCACGCACGGCGCGGACTTGGCGGAGAAGGTCGGCGAGGACACACGGAACCGAATCAACGACCCGCGATTCGCGGAGATCCACCCCAAACTTGAACTCAGCAAGTCGAGTAACGCCAAGAACTACTTCACGTCGACATTCGGCGGCAAGGCGACGTTCATCGGTGTGGACGGTGGCGCACTGGGGCGCCGCGCCCACATCCTCATCATCGATGACCCATTCAAGAACGAAGCGGAAGCCCGCAGCGAACTGCACCAAGAACACGTATTCAAGTTCGCGATGTCCGTCGCGGAGTCCCGACTTCACCCGTACGGCGCGATCGTCGTCATCCATCAGAGATGGCACGTCAAGGATCTGATCGGGCGCCTCCTCGAACTGCGTGCACGGCCATGGACGAACTGCATGTACCCGATGGTCGCCATGGAAGATTGCTCGTGGCGGAAGAAGGGCGAATCCGTTCACAAGGAAAGATTCAGTAATGAATGGTGCGAACTGACGCGCAAGACGAAGATCGAGTCAGGGAATGAATGGATCTGGTCGGCGATGTACCAGCAACAACCCACACTCGACTCGGGCATGCTGTTCAAGCGGGAATGGTTCAAGTTGATCCCCCGCGAGAAGTTCCCCAAGAACCTGAGATGGTACATCAGTACCGACTTCGGTACGTCATCGAGAGGCGACCCGTCAGTCAGTCAACCGTTCGCGATCGACGAGAACGACAACATCTACTTTGTTGACCCCTATCACGCGAAAGTCGAACCGAATATCGCCCACGCCGCGACGTTCGATTGTTACGAGCGCCATGGCGCCAGTGGGATCTTCGTCGAGAAGGGCGGGCTGTGGAACACGGCGCAGTCCGTCTATCGCCAGGAACAGGAACGGCGGCGGGTCTACCCGCGAATCATCGCCTTCAACCGTACGACGAACAAGGGCGAGCATGCCCAAGGCCTCGTCGCGCACATGGCAGCGGGTAAAGTCTTCCACGTCGACAGCGAGTTCACGAGAGAAGTCGTCATCCCACAGTTCATGTCGTTCACGGGGGAACGGGGAGTCAGTGAAGTCGACGACATCGTGGACACGCAGTATCTCCCCTTCCTGTCCTGGCGCGAAGTGCGTCGGCCCGGCCCCACTGTCGACCTCCCCGTCCTCGAACACATCCCCGCCCTCAATCAACAGATCGTCGCCGGGTACGGACTGCCACCGAAGAAGACGAGCGGGCGGATGTCGTGGACGGCGGCAGCGGATGATGACGACGGGAGTGAACCGGAGTCCTTCATATGACCTATTATCGCGGTACCACGCCGTACCAGCACCCCGATGACCCCACCAAGTCTCTCTGCTATATCAGGAACAAGATCGGTTGGCGGGTATGCCTGTCCCACGATGACGCAAAGCGCGTAAAACCCTTCGACCTATTTCAGAACTACGCGGGGGGCATTGAGTGCAAGAACGTACTGGGGAAGCAGTTCCCTCTCTCATCCCTCGGCATCCCCTACTCCCTTTTCCGCCACGTGGTATTTGTCACTTGAAGTCCGGAATAGGGCAGTAGTATGTCCGCCGTCAGGGTCTACCCTGGCTTAGTCCATTCCTAGGGTAGCCCCCTCCCATTTCTCCGTCCTGAAAGGACACTCCATGGCAACCGCCACTGTAATCAAAGCCCTTGTTGCAGACGTCCCCGTCTACAACGCTGGCACTAGCCCCTTCCAATCCGGCAACTACGTTGAGTCGTTCGCCGCCGCCACTCCTACCCTATACGGCGTCAACCGCCAAGCCAACAGCTCGCTGACCGCCTATGCGGGCTTCCGTCAATCTGTCTCAGGCAACAAGGCGTTCGAACTGCCGTCCGGTTCGGCCCCGATTACGACTGTCAGCACTGCGACCCAGTTGCGCGTAGTCGGCATTCTGAACGGCGCGATCAAAGCCCGCGCCGCTGGTAACGCTGTTGCTCCCGCTTCCAGCTTCATCGTGGCTGCTGGCGGCGGCACTGCCGTTGCTGACGCAACCCTGAGTATCAAAGGCACGACCGCCGCGAACTTGCTCGTCGGTTCGTCCTTGATGTCGATCGCCAGTTCGGGCGCCGACACCAACACGATCTTGGTTGGTGATCGCATCACGGTCGCGGGCGACCCTACCGTGTACTACGCTACCGCCACGACCATCTCGTTGAACGGCACGACCGAAATCAACGTCGCCATCACCCCTCCACTCCAAGTGGCGAAGGTTGCTGCGCAAGTTGTGACCATCGCCGCAGCGACGGGCAAGACCGCGATCTTCGCGGATACTCCAGCAGTGGGCCAGGACGTTGAAGTCTGGATCAACGCCGCGTCGGACATCGCCACCGTTCAGGTGCATGCGGCCAGCCGCAAGTACCAAGTCCTGGCGTATGACGCCATGATCGCTTCGAGTGCCCTGGATCTCGCTCCGCTGCCGAGGGCCTAAGCCATGCCCGGAGCGACCCAAGAGGGCGCCCGGACAAGCGGTTGGAAGTATCAGGTTGGCCATGGCTTTCGTCGTGGCCAGCCTGTGTATTTGCAGTCGGAGGGGGTGTACGCCCTGGCGACGTCAGCAACAGGAATGGATGGGCTGGTGGGGGACGTGCGCCTCCACCAGTTCCAATTGGTTACGAACGGCGAATTGGACAATCTCGCAAGTCTCGAAGTTAATGCCGTCTACTCGCTGACGGGTTCCCCAGGGGTGGTCGCCCCCGGTACGGCGTACCCAGTCTACAAAGCGACGGCTACCGGATCGGCTGTCATCGTCTCCGCGAATGTGGGCACGACAGGCACCGATACCGTTCTCCCTTACACCTTCTCTACCACTGCGGTTCCGGGCGGCGTACCCCTCGGAAGCGGCTCTGGCGTTCTGGATTCGAGTTGGTTGCCTGCATCCGCCACAGGCGGCGCAACCGGGCGAGCCCTGTTCGTCTCTAATACCCCCGAAGACGCCCGCGTTGTCCTCCAAGAAGAACCGGTTAGCCGGACGTTGACGTATACCGGAGATCTCTTGACCGGGACCAGCGACGCATACGGTACACAAGTGCTCAACTACGATGTCAACGACCGATTGACTTCTATCGTAGGCACCGGGAAGTACCCTTCCAAAACCTTCGCCTACACGGGCGATCAACTTACCTCTATTACGGTGGCCTAACATGTCTATGTCCAATGCCGCCGAAGCTGCTGTACTTGATCTGCTATTCCTCAATATCGACTTCGCTAACATTGGCGATGCGGCGGGGCTGCAAAACAGCGCCGCTGCGGGGAGCTTCCACATCGGCTTGCATTCTGCGGACCCCGGTGAAGCAGGCACCCAGGCCACTAACGAAGTTGCGTACACTGGGTATGCCCGCGTAGCAGTACCGCGTACCGCAGGCGGGTTCAGCCGATCGGGTGACACCATCAGCAACGTCGCGGCGATCACCTTCGGCCAATGCACGGCGGGTTCAGCGACTGCAACCTACTTCTCCATCGGCCTAGAAGCTGCGGGTGCCACGGTCATCTTGCTGTCGGGTGCCCTCTCCACTCCGTTGCCAATTAGCTCCCCCGTCCAGCCAATCTTTGCCCCCGGCACCATGACGGCTCAGGTCGACTAACATATGGCGGGCTTCCCGAACCTCAAAGCGGTGATTGACGCCGAGAATCTCGGGCGAGTCCGTCGCTACTCATTTCGCAAAACTCCCGCAGTCGTATCGGTGGCGGGCATCTGGTTCGACATGAGCATGTCACCCGGCAACCCGGTACCGAACTACTATGCGAACACTCCACTCATCGCAGCAACGCTTGACGGGCGAGAAGGCCTGTTTCATGGTGGCAACGTCGCCCCCCTAACCAAGCACCTTCGCGAAACCTTGGTCTTCATCAACAGCGCGACCGGGCTGCCGCTAAACTTGGTCCTCTGTGACTACCTGCTCTATTACCCGTTTATCGACCAGGGTGACACCGATCCGCAAGTGCTGGACAATTCCACGCCACTGCCCCGCTATGCAGATGGCGCGGGCGTCCAGATTATGCCCGTCCTCGTGGGTGCGCAGACTGGCGGGCAGTCCTTCACGGTCAGTTACACGAACCAAGACGGTACTCCAGGCCGCACTACACCCGTCTGTATCTGCAATACCGCGACGTTCAACGGTGCCTTGGTAAGCTCGCAGACTGCAAACGCCCTAGCTCGTGGTCCGTTCCTGGCGCTCGAAGGCTCAGATTCCGGAGTCCGCTCCATCGAGTCCGTCACTATGCTTGGCGCTGACGTGGGACTCCTGACCTTCGTTCTCGTGAAGCCGCTGGCTAACTTCATACTGAGAGAGCAAACGGCTCCGGTGGAAGTCAACTACGTAACTGACCGACCCGGACTCCCGGAAATCAAAGACGGAGCCTACCTCAACCTTCTGTGCTGTCCGCAAGGATCGCTCTCTGGCGTCTCGCTGCACGGCATACTTACTACGACCTGGAGCTAACCATGGGCTATTCCTCCCTCGACGATTTCATCAATAAGGTTTCAGTGTCGCGCAAGTTCAAGCGCATGGACTGGAACAAGAACATGCTGCCGACCACAGCGGCCACGGTCGGCGAGTGGTCGAGTTTGTTCCGTGGCGGTGGCAACCCCGGTGCAGATGCGATCTTGAACACTGGTACCAACTTGGCGTTCCAGCAGTTGAAGGACACCACAGCCAACGCGACGGGCATTCAACATGGTGGCGACGTAAGCCCAGAGACTAAGCACATCATCAACGCTTCGGCATTCAGCGCTGCTGCCACCACCATGCCTGCCGTTGCCATGCTGGTCGATTTGGTCGGCTGGTACCGCGTGACCTCAGTCACCACCACGGGCGACCAAGCACTAACCAACGCCCTGACGGCACTCGGCACCTTCACCGCTAACGCAGGCACAGATATCTGCACCCATAGCAACAACCAACTCGACCACACTACCCGTGTTCAGTTGACTACTACCACCACGCTCCCGGCAGGCTTGGCCCTAGCTACAGATTACTGGACCATCTACGTCACCGACACCACGTTTAAGCTGGCCACGAGCTACGCGAACGCGGTAGCCGGGACCGCCATTGACATCACGGATGCGGGAACTGGTATCCACACGACTACCTGTGTCCTGCCTCGCTACACCAATGGCGCAGGCGTCCAAGCCATGGTGGTCAACTCGAACGCGACTGCGATGGGTGCTGCAACTCCCAACATTCGGCTGACCTACACTGATCAGGGCGACACCGCTGGAAACCTGACCCCGGCAACGCTGCCGATCGGCAAGACCGCTGCGGCTAACGGGCTTATTGTCTACTCCGGCACCGGCTCAGGTAAGTACGGCCCAGCTGTGCCGCTGGCCGCTGGGGATTCCGGGATCCGGCTTTGCACGCAGTTCAACCTCTCGGTGTCCTACGTGTCAGGCGAGCTGGCGAACGTCCTGTACGTCCCGTTGCTTACGCTCCCCATGACCACGGTCGGCGTGGCGGCAGAGCGCGACTTGATGCACCAAGTGCCGAGCCTGCCTCGCGTGCGCGATGGTGCGTGCTTGGCGTGGCTCATCTACCATGGTGCGGCGACTCCGACCAACTCAGCGTTTTACGGCCACCTGGATTTCGGCTGGGCATAAACCGTGCCACTCCTCGGAAACTACAATGTGCTGTCAAAAGGGCCTGGACAGGCGCGTGGCGGCAGCACGGTTTCCGGGGACCGTAGTAACTTCAACAAGGCAGGCGCTGCGCGGAACGTCTTCGTAAACGAATACTGGCCGGGATACGCAGCGATTCCAGTCGGCTATGCTCCCGGCAGCGCGTGGGTGCATGCGATCAAATCCGGCTACATCGCCGCACGGTACCAAGCCTCCTTCACCTTCAACGGCGCAGTGGTTCTCGGTACTGCGGGTGCGCTGGCTGGCGATACGGTCTTCACCTTCACAGCGGCCTCAATTTCCTATTCCGTGGGTGTGCTTGAAGGGCACATTACGCCCTTCACCACCCTGTCCCCCGAGAACCTCGCCGCTGCGGTGTGGAACGCCCTGGCCGCCGAGTACAACGCGACTGGCAGTTTTGGGGAAATCCTCAACGCAGGCGGCTCCGGCCTCACGGCGCAGCAAGTGCGGGACGCGATGAAACTCTCCCCCACCGTGGGCGCCCCTGCGGCGGATTCTATCGACCTCGACCTCGACAAAATCAAAGCCCTCGCGGGCCTCATCCCCGCAACCCTTTAGGACACCCCATGGTAGACACCCCAAACCGACCCTTCCCCGCGCAGAAACCCCCCGTCCGCGCCGCTTGGGCGCGTATCGACCCAGAGGGTAATGTCTCCGCCACATGGCGTACATGGTCCGTCCTCGCGGGCGCCATCATCTGGGCGACCCTCTTCTATTCCAAGATCGAAGGCATCCCTGCCCGTCTCGATGCGATGTCGATTGAAGTACAAGCGCATCGAGAAGTCTTGATCAAGGCTGGACTTCTGCAAGTTGGCGCTACGGTCAGGCCATGAACTCCTGGCGCATGTATGCATGGTCCCTCGTCGCTCTGATGGCCGCCTGCATCTGGCTGTCGGGGTGTTCCGTCATCGCTGCGCCAGCAATGCCCGCACTACCAGAACTCTTGCCGACAGACCTGAGCGTTGCGTTACCCGAGGGAACCAACCCAGACGAGGCGGCATCTTATTACCGCAAGAAAGCCACGTTTTTCGAGACGCAAGCCAAGAGCGCCGAAGCGGAGGCAAAGAACGCCGAAG